GCAGGTTTCAGTTGGAGGATATCTTGATTCTAGTTTTTGTCATTCTTCTGCAGTGAAAAATGACGGTTCACTTTGGAGTTGGGGTCACGATCTTTTTTATCAAACCGGTAAAGGAACTAATAGTATTAATAGAGTTTCACCTGTGCAAACGGCCGCAGGTGGTACTAATTGGAAACAAGTATCTTGCGGTGCGCTATTTACATCAGCAGTAAAAACTGACGGTTCGTTGTGGACATGGGGAACTTCCCCTTTTAAAGGTTTAAGTTATATCGGTAATGTTAACGATGGTACACAATCTGTACCTAAACAAGTAGAACCAACAAGAGGTAATATTTGGAATAAAGTTACAGTTGCTTTTGACTCCAGCTTTGCCACCGATAATACTAATTCTGTATATGCGTGGGGCAATAATTCTAATGGAAAACTAGGGCTTGGTATTACACTATCTAATACATATAATCTTACCTCCGTACTGGGGGTAACCGAATCTAAAGATGTATCAGGTGGTTATTTTCATACGGTTTTTTTACAAGAAGAAAATTATTCAGAAATTCAAGCTATTATTGATTTTTATGAAGGTGCAGTTGGGCGTTACCCCGGTCAATACATTACTAACAAAGGATTTACTTCTGAACCTGAGGTTAAACTTCAAGATAGTAATCTTTACCAACCGTTCGCTTATCAGTTATCCTCGGATCCAGATATTAATGTTTTTTATGATACAGTTAAAAAACTTATACATCCAGCAGGTACTAATTTATTTAATAATAGAATAATTGAATTAAACGCTAATTTATTAAGTAACGTTAGTGTAGTAACTCAATCTAATTCTGATGTAGATATAAATGAAATAGTAATAGCTCAAGAAAGTCTTTCTTTCTCTTTAAGTAATAGTAGTACTAGATCTCAAGTTCAAGCGCAGGATACAATCCTGGTTGCATATGAGAAGCCTATTTCCGATCAAATTAATATTTCTGATACACTTATTAAGTCTATTAACACTAATTTAAGTGATCAAACAAACGTTAATGACTCTAACATAAGTTTAAGATTTACTGGGGTTTATCTAGATAATATAGCAGTAGGTGATAATTTCACAATAAGTATTAATAAATATATAAGCGATAATGTTGCAACACAAGACCAAATCTATCTAAGCTTGCCTAACAGCTACTCTTCAGATCCAACATATTTTGCTGAAAGTTATGCTGTTTAATAGTTACCAAGGAATAAAACATGAATGAATATTTAAAAGTTACTGGTGATGTTCATATTCTACAACTGGATCAAAATAAACAGGTAGTAGATGAAAGAAACATTAAAAATTTAGTGGTTAATATTGGTAGAAATACCATCGCTGCTAGACTCACCGGTAATGCACAACCTAACGTTTATTTTATGTCGGTAGGTACGAGTGGTACAGGAGCTTCCTATACCGATACAGGGCTGATTTCATTAGTTTCTGGTAGCAATACAGCTATTACATCAGCTACAGTTTTAGCTAATGTAATTACTTATTCTGCTACTTTTAGCCCCGGTGTAGGTACTGGTGCTCTGCAAGAAGCAGGTTTATTTTCTAGTCACGGGGTTACATCATCCGGAAATCTTTTCTGCAGAACTACATTTAGTACTGTAAATAAAGGTGCGGCAGACACGGTAATTATTACCTGGACAGTAAACATTGCATAATTATGCCATCATTACTTAAAGATACAATTCATCGTTCACTAGTTGAATCCTTATATAATGAAATAATTAATAGAACGTCTAACTATTATTATTTTATTGGGCGTGTTAAACCATGGGATGATGAGTCTGAAGCTCCAAGCCCTGAAAATTTACTTAGCTACGAAACTGAGACTCGCAATAATATAATTAGTGTTAAAAAAATTAACATTAAGGATGTTTCTTTTGTTGTGAATAGAGTAAATTGGACATCAGGTACTACATATGACCAGTACGATCCGGAGTACTCTGTAAGTACTCCGTCATATTCCGGGGCTGTTAGTTTAAAATTTGCTAATTTTTATGTATTAACTTCTACCTTTGGTGTTTATAAATGTATCTTTAATAATAACAATGGTGCGTCCACTGTAGAACCTTACGCTTTGGATTTTTCCCCAGTTACTTATGCTGATGGTTATGTATGGAAATACATGTATACTATCCCGTTATCTACTAGAAACAGGTTTTTGACGGATTTATACATGCCGGTTCAACGCTCAGTAAATAACATTTTTTATTCAAATGGTGAAATAAATTCAGTTATTGTTGATAACACTGGATCTGGGTATGCAGCAAACCTAGCAACCACTATATCTGTTATAGGTACATTTAAAGGTGGCAGTGGTAATGTTCAAGCTAATTTAGTCCCTATAATATCTAGTAATAGAATTGCTACTGTACTTATTGAAAATGGTGGTAATAACTATGCTAACGTTAGATTAGAGGTTAATGATTATTCTGGTCAAGGTACAAGCTACTACAAAAATGTTGCTAATGTAAAAATTTTTAACCCCGGGCTTGGCTATAATTCAGCAGTAAGAGCTAATACTGTAGTTAGTGTGATTACAACTGGCGTTTTTCAACCCAATTCAAATGCTATTTTATCCCCTATTTACTCAAATAATACATTAAGCAACTCTATAGTAGATTTTTTAATTGTGGATCCAGGAGAGGGGTATATACAGAATGCACAAACAAATACTACTATAACTATATCAACAACAGGTGCGTTCCAACCTTCTGCTAATGCCTCCGCTAATATATTTTTTAATAATAAAGCCTCTATTACTCCAGTTTTAAGAAATGGAGTAATAGATAGAGTTTATGTTTCAGACCCAGGAGACAGGCTGAGCTCAAACATCACTACAACTATTGCAGTAAGCGGTGATGGTGAAGGGGCTTCTCTATCACCAGTAATTAATCAGGCCGGTCAATTGGTAGATGTTATAATTAATAGTCGAGGTTTTGGATACAGTTATGTTAATTTAACAGTTACTGGACCTGGTACTGGAGCTAACGTTTACGCAGACTTATCTACTGGGGATTTAGAGTCACTTCAAAGTTTAGTAGAGTTATCTGCTATTAATGGTGGTGTTCATGCTTTGAGGGTAGATGATGCTGGTAATAATTATAGCAACGCTAACGTTACCCTGGTGGGGGACGGGAGCGGGTTTGTAGGTAATGTTGTTACACTTAGCAACTCTATTAGTCTAGTAGAAGTTGTTTCACCTGGATCTGGTTATACCTACGCCAATGTGTTAGTTACAGGTCCAGGTTCAAATGCAAACGTATCCGCTATTTTTTCACCGTTTAATGGTCATGGTAGTGATGCTGTAGCCGAATTGTTTGCAGATACTATAATGTTTTACAATACTCTCGCTAATGAGACTATTCATGGTAAATCTGTTGACAATCAATACAGACAAATTGGAATTGTTAAAAATCCTAAGAAATTTGATAGTGAAGAATCATTTACATCAAGTACAGGTACATCTTGTTATCTAGTTACACTTAATTCTACTTCTGGTATTAGTCAGGATGATTTACTTTATGTAGATTTACTAAGCGATAGATACTTTGAAGTTGTAGGAATTTATGGAAATCAGGTATTAATTATTTCAAAAAATAATTATGAGCTTCAATCTTCAGATATTTTAAAAAGCTTATCAACAAATTATTCTATAAGTTCAATTGATGAATATCCTGATATAAATATTTTTACTGGCGATTTACTTTATATAGATAATAAGACCTCTGTAACTTATTCTTCCCAGCAATCGGTTACCCTTAGAACTATTCTAAGATTGTAATAGGTAAAAAATGACAATTAATTTTAATACCGCTCCTTATCACGATGATTATGATGAAGCTAAAGATTTTCATCGAATTCTATTTAAGCCTGGATTTGCAGTTCAAGCTAGAGAACTTACCCAACTTCAAACAATTCTACAAAAACAAATTTCTAGATTCGGAGATCATGTTTTTAAAGATGGGTCTTTAGTTATACCAGGAGCGACATATGTCCACAAAAATTATAATTATGTTAAGATTGAAGCCGCTTATAATAATTTAGCGGTTAACGTTAATAACTTTATTGACAGAGAAATTAAAGGTCAAACATCCGGTGTTCGTGCTAAAGTTTTAAAAGTTACAACAGCTTCTTTATCAGACCCAGCAACTCTCTATGTAAAATATCTTGATTCAGGTTCAAATTTCACTTCTTCTTCTTTTCAAACTGGTGAAATTTTACTGACCGATGATGGTGGTACAACATACGGTGCTACTATTTTCCCTACTAATCCGGTTGGTAAATCTATAGCTGTTTCTATTGATGATGGAGTTTATTACGTAAAAGGTAACTTTGTAAGAGTTGCAGCTAATACTATAATTCCTAGTAAATATAGTGACAGGCCTAATTCAAGAATAGGTCTTAACATAGTTGAAACCATTGTTAGTAAAGATGACGACGAATCGCTTCTTGACCCTGCAATTAGTACTTATAATTATTTTGCACCTGGTGCTGATAGATATAAAATATCTTTAATATTAGATAGCCGTGATATTTCAAACACCACCTCTTCAGATACTTTTATAGAGTTAATGAGATTAGAGGAAGGGGAATTAGTATCTAGAACTGTTGGACCGGGGTATAATATTCTAGGTGATGAACTAGCTAAACGTACATATGATGAGTCAGGTGATTATGTAGTTTCCCCATTTACACTCAATTTTATTGAACATTTAAAAAGTAATGTTAGTTTAAGCCCTGATGGTGTTTTATCGGCATCTGGTGGTGGTAATTCTATGTTAGGGGTTGCGGTCATTAGCCCGGGTAAAGCTTATGTTCGTGGTTATAAAGTTGAACAAGAATCAAAGAAATTTATAAGTTTTCCTAAACCTAGAGATTACTCTACTATTACCGATGCTATTATTAGAACTCCTATAGGTAATTATATTGAAGTTTCCAACATACATTCTATTCCTGATTTTACTACCGATCTAAAGACAGTTACACTGTATGATAGATATCCTAATACTAAAGCTTTAGTTTCGGGTAATATAGTAGGTAACGCTAGAATTAGAGGGTTTGAATACAGCTCAGGTAATATTATGATTAGCTCTGGTAAGGGTAGAGCATTTTTATTTGATATAAGAATGGAGGGCGGTAAAACATTTTCTAGAGATGTTAAGAGTTTAAGTACTACTGCTACTACTAGTGCTTCCCCTGTATATACTTCTAATAATTTTGTTGCGGATGTAGTTCCAGAATATATTACACTTCGTGGATTAGGTAATACCTCCAGCAATGCAAACATGGTACAAGGTATTAATACTTTTTATACTACTGATTTGAAAGTAGGTGACTATATTAGTTTATCTGGTAATGTGTTAAAAAATTATCGAATAAACAATATTATTTCACCGTCTAACCTAACATTAGATGCTGCGGTAGAATTTAGTGGAA